AAAAGAAGCAATTGAATGTCCTGAAGGATATAAATGGGACGACAGTAAAGGCGAGTGTATTCCTGAAAAAGCAGATATTAAGGTGGAAGGACATATATGCCCTAAGGGGTATAAATGGGATGAAGAACAAGGGAAATGCGTCCCGATTGAAATAGTTGAAGAAAAAGAGAAAAAAGAGAAAGAAAATAAGCAAGAAATAGATAAAAATAAAAATGTTCAAGATATAGATTTAAAAGATAAAGAAAAAATAAAACAAATAATAAAAGAAAATGAACAAGCAATAAAAGATTTTAAACTTGAAAATGATAAAAGACCTCCAAAAGGTTGGTGGGATGAATGTGTTTCTGCAGTTAGTGATATAACAGATACACCTGAACAATTATGTGGATGGATATATCATCATCATATGTCACCTGAAAGAAAGCAAGAAATAGAAGCAACAAGACAAAGTGAAAACAAACAAGAGGCAAAAATGAGTGAAAACCCTGAAATGATAAAAATGAAAGAATTGCAAGATAAGATAAAACAATTAGAAAAAGAGAAAATCAAAAATATGGTTAATGAATTAAAAGAAAAAAACAGAGGGATATTGCTACCAAAATTTGATGAGTATATTGATAAATTCATAGAAAAGTTTTCAGAAAAAGATGAAATTGTTAAATTTGGAGAAAAAGAATACTCTATTTTAGAGTTATTCTTTAAGTTTATAGACGAATTTGCCAAATCAAAACCTGTTATTTTCTCGGAACTTGCAAAGGAAAATGATGCAAAAGTAGAGGAGAAAAAATCCGAGATAATCGCTTCAATAGAAGCGCAAGGATATAAGCCCTCTAATGTTGAATTGGCTATATTAGCCGAGCATATAGCAAAGACTGAGAAAATAACTTTTGACGAGGCATTAACAAAAGCATATAAAGAACTAAACAAATAGGAGGTAGGATATGTCTCAGCAAGCGATAAAGCAGATATTAAGTTTCAATGCAGGTTCAGACCTTAGTAATAGCATATATAAAGTCGTTAAAATGACTGCAGACCAAACAGTAGACGTTGTTTCTGCAGTTGGTGATGTCCCTATAGGTGTTCTTGTAGAGCCAGCAGGAGCTGGGAAAGCTGTAGGAGTTGCAATATCTGGGACTGTAAAAGTTCTTGTTGGTGGAACAAATTTAACGATAAGTGCAGGAGATGTTCTTGCTATTGCTAATAATGGGACAGTTGTTAAATATGATGCAACAAATAATCCTCAGAAGATTGGAATTGCCCTTGAGGGTGGTTCTACTGGTTCATATATTGAAATGCTTATAAGAATTCTATAATTTAGGAGGTGAATTATGTCAAGACCTTTAGTTCAAGATGTTCATATAGACCAAGCATTAACAATGCTTTCAGTTGAATATACCAATCCGTCTTTCGTCGCTGAAAAAATTATGCCAGTTGTTTCAGTCAAGAAAGAAAGCGACAGATATTTTATTTACGGAAGACAGGATTTAAAAAAATACCATACAAAATTAACTCCAAAAGGTGAAACAAGGGATTTTGAATATACTATAGATAAAGCATTGCCATATTCTCTTTCAGAGAGAGGATTGCATACTTTTGTCCCTCAGAGAATAATTCACAATGCTGATACTCCGCTTGACCCTCAAAAAGATGCTGTTAGGAAACTAACAAATACAATAATGCTTGATTATGAAATAGAAGTTGCAAACAAATTAACTGATACTTCATCTTATGCAAGTGGACATTATGAGATATTGAGTGGAATTTCAAAGTGGAGTGATTATACAAATTCAAATCCGATAAAAAAAGTTGATGAAATAAAAGTTGTAGTTCAAAAAGATTGCGGAAGAATACCAAACACAATGCTTGTATCAAGAAATGTCTTCAATGTATTAAGAAGCCATCCAGTGCTTAAAGATGTTATAAAATATACGCAGTTTGGTATTCCTGGTAATGAAGATATGGCAAGAGCATTTGAAGTTGAAAACTTCATAGTTGCAGACGCAGTAAATGACACCGAGCAAGAAGGACTAACAAGAACAACTAATTGGGTATGGGATAATGTCGTAATACTCGCTTATGTTGAAAAATCGCCTTCTCTCTATTCTATGTCTCTTGGATATACATTTAGAAAGCAGGGATATAGAAAAGTTTTAACAGAGACTTATAAGGATCCTGAAGGCATAAAGGTTATAGTGAAAGATATGTTTGACCCTTACATCATAAGCAATTATGCTGGATATCTCTTGAAATCGGTGATATAATTATGGCTTATTGTAGCATATCAGAAGTCAAAGACAAGACTGTTGATGTTATAATATCATCAGCAGGATGGGTTGACACTGATGTGCAAGAAAGAATTGATGAGGGGGCGGAAATTATAGATACAAATTTAGTCCCGATTGGTTATAGCCAATCAGATTTAACTTCCGCCCCTTTAATCAAAAGATTAAATGTTCTCTATGCAAGATATGCGATATATAGAGATATCTATGCAAGGACACAGCCAAGCAAAACTGATGAAGCAGGTTTCGTTAAATGGAAAAATGAGTTCTATGAATTGCTTGAAAAAATCAAAACAATGCAAATGCTTTTGATTGATAGCAATGGAGTTGTTATTAAGCCAAATAATAATGTTTCAATAACAATAGTGCCGATTATCAATACTGGCGATGTCAAGAGGATATTTAATTTGACTGATAGCAAGAGTTGGAAAATAAAAGAGATAACATATTCAGATGAAGATGTAATTGGTAAACAATGAATTTAAACATAAATTTTGAAGGTCTTAAAAGTTTGTTCTCTAAAATAAACAATATTCAAGAAAGATTAAATGTCCCTTCACCATTGCTTAAAAAAATTAGCATATTGCTTCATAAATCAGTTATGCAAAATTTTAGAGAACAAGGGACAGATAAAGAAAAATGGGATAGATTAAGTCCAGTAACTATTGATATAAGGCGAAAGGGTAAAGGTAAGGGTAGTTCAAGAATATTGCAGGATACTGGATTTTTAAAAAGAAGTATATTTCCTGGATATATTGGTAATGAAGCATTTGTTTCAACTAATGTCCCTTATGCAGCTATACATCAATTTGGAGTAGAAAAAGGGAGTATTGCTAAGAATATTAAAGTAAGAATTAAAGAACATATAAGACGAGTTAAAGGCAAAAGAATTAAAGTTAAAGAGCATACAAGAATAATCCCAAATATACCTTGGGGAAATGTCCCAGCAAGACCTTTTATGGTTTTGCGTGAAAGTTATAAAGAGCAAATAAAACAATTATTCAATCAATATATGACAGGACAAGATTATGGTGAGTGAAAATATTTGGAATAATATAATAGAGATATTAAATGATGCTAAACAGCCAGGTAAACCTTTGGAATATGTTAAAAATATTTTTCAAGGTTTAAAAGATGATTTACCACCAATTTTTACGCCAGCAATAATAGTTGAGCCGATTAGAGAGATTGAAGATAATATAACAATACCAAATTACAAAAAAATAACTTTTGAAGTTCTAATTGAATGCATATTAGAAGTTATTAACAAAGATGAGCAGATAACAGCAAATATAAGAGGAAATAAAGGTATAATGGATATGGTAGCAGATGTTAAAAATGT